CATAGTGAACATCATAAAACGCGGTAGCAGCTTGTATTCTAGTATCTTCTTAAAAGCTATCTGCATTAGAAACCTCCTTTCAGGCCATCCAATATCTCTGACAAACTAGGCCGTTTGTCTTTCTTCTCGTAAAGACAACTAAACACTTTAGGACACTCAGAAAAACTTTTTGTAGGGTAATGATAACCCAAGCCACCATACCCTGCTGTAAATCTATATACACAAACTTTTTGGTCGTTTGCATCTGTAAACCTCTTCCACAAGTGGCATTGCACATGGGTCGGGTTAGCGACTCCTGCAAGCGTTACTGATAGTATTAACGCATTTATCACTGTGTAGCCAACATTATTAAATACATACCACCACCTAACATACACAGTATACCCAGACTTAACCCACCTATAGCCATGTTATTCTGTATCTGGCGTTTGGCTTCCATAGCCTTATATACAGTCTCTTCTCGTTCAGCACGTATCTTGCGCCGCATACCCAACATCTCGTCGTAAGTCCCCAAGCCAAACCTATAGTCCAACATGAACTTAATCTCTTTTTCTTTTTCTATCAAAGTCTTCTTGCGGATTACAATATCCATAGCTTCTTGCTCTATGTTATCGGTTCCGTGCGTTTTCTTATCTAACCACGTTGGGTTTTTACGTTGGGTTTCTGCCCTGCTTATATCCGCAACGGCGCAATACCATTGTCCAAGCTGCTTGCTAACATCCTGCATCTCACGACCAGCACCGACTAACATCTTTACGCCTTTAAACGCTGCATTAGCCGCTGCAAAAGCTGTAACAGGGTCAATCATATACTGTTACCTCGTTAGGGTTGACTGATTTGGGTACACAGTAAGCTGTACCGTAATCTCTTGTTTCGGGGTATCCGAAGCGCCTAACTAAGTGTTCAGCGTACCAATTACATATATCTAATCTTTTAAAATATAAGTCACTACTTATTGCCGCACGTTCTGATCCTATGCCTATATATAGTATAAGAACAAAAACGTGTACCACATGCTTACCCCATACGACTAAGAATTGTTAACAGCATAATAATGGTTGCGCCAGATGTAGCTATAAGTACGGCCTCAAGACGCTTTATTCTAGTAAAGACCTCTTTAAACTGTATTCTTACTTCTGTTTGCAAAGCAGCCATATCCCTTTCTAGCGCAGAGACGCGCTCATCTATGTCTGGCATATATACCCCTTACTCACCATTAGGGTCTAGCGGTACAAACGTCGGGTCAGTTAAACTTGCAGGGTAATTCGCATTAGATGGTAAATCACGCAAAGCCTGTCGATATGTTGCCCAATCCGTAGACATTGTTGGCGTATCGCTTAAAGCCATAAAATCACTTTCACACAACTTTAAGTTACGCCAAACTTGAAAAGCATACATCGAAGACTCTGGTTCCTGCGGCGGCTTATTGGGAATATCGGCAACAAAATACCACTCAGTAAATACAGGTAAATTTTTTGGAATATACATTTTCTTATCCTCCACCGTTTCCATCAGCAGTTACAAAAACTTTAGTCGCGGAAATAGCTCTTCCGACTGTTGACCCGTTAGAAGTTAGTAGTTCGCTACCTATCGCCAAACCGCTAAATCCAGACACTACACTACCCATCATTGCCGTTGTCACTGCATTGCCATCTGACACGCTAGATGAACTATCGTTAAGACCAATGGTGTTATTAAGAGAACCTTTATCCCCTGTTTTTACCGCAACAGCCGTAATGTACTTCTGTGTGGCTGTGCCATCAGAAGTGGTGGTTGTTCCAATTGCAACAGCCTGATTCCTGTTAGAATCATAGGCCCAACAATTACCCCCCGAAGGATAGTATTGGGTAACACCCGGGTCAGTAAATGGTTGGTTAGGTGTTCCACTCCCCTCCGAAAAAATAACACTGCCAAGTGTAGAGCTGTCATATGCAATTTCCGCAGACCATTTAGCCGTACTTAATAAACCCGTAGCACCAATGTTAGCGTTTAAAAAATTTAAAAGCCATTTAGGGGATGAGGTTCCACCACCTACAGGAAGTGGATTTACTGTATTGCAACTAGCGATTCCATCGCCAACAGTGCTAATATTGCCAAACTGTGAGTCTTTAAGATTAATTACGTCAGATCGGCTGTATGAACTAAGACTACCACTGCCTATTGTAACTCTGTGCAGAACTATGCCGTCAATGTAATCCATATACCCACTAATGCCCCATAAAACATTAGCATTATCAGTCGCAACCCACACTATATCTTTATTATATGGCGAACTATAACCTTTAGAATCGGCGCTATCAGTTCTAAAAATACTGCTTGTAGTGACTTGAGAAATAGTGTTGCCACTCACTGTTGCTAACCAAAAAACGGTTGTATTGTTATACGCGGCATAAGTGCTTGTGTTTATGCCGTATACATTTCCCCCATAAGCCTGAAGGATGTATTGTGAAGTGCCATTGTGCCAAGTTACATTGTAGGGGCCGTTATAGTTTCCGATTACATCATTGTTGTCGTGTTTTATAGTTACCCAAGAGCCACCAGAGGCAGTGTTGTTTGACGCATCTATAGAAAAAGCTCTCATGCTGGTCAATAGACTGCCACTTGAAAAATAGCCTTGTGCTATAGTAGCCATATGGCTTCCATCAGTAGCAACATCAAAAGGACAATAGTTAAAACTACACGATCTTGTAGAGTAGGGTATACTAGAATATGAGCTTGAATAAGTATTAACGCTAGTAACATTAGTAAAAGTCCAAGCAACGGTATTGTTACCTGCGTTTAGCGTTCCTATAGCAATGAATTGTTGAGTATTGGCAACGCCCGACACTCCGGGACCGTAGCCGTTTCCGCCCCAACAGATAAATCTGTTTATAGCGGCATTATATTTCATGTTAATAGCGGTTATATATGGGAAGCTGCTAGTATTGAAGTCTAAAAGGGAGCCGTGAGATAACGTGCCATCTGCTGCCAACGTGCTTACCATATATTGCATATTTATAGCAGTGCTATAAACTATATTTTTCATTACACTAACAATTTTGTTGTCTTGTGTAGAAAAAGCAGTACAACCGCTGGCCCCGCTGTAGCTTGCACTGGCTTGGATGTTCCGCACAGTTCCCAAATCGGATATTTGGTCATAATCAGATAATAAATAAGCTGGGCTTGCAGACACCTTAGCATCTACAGTCAGAAAAACTCCTGCCCTTGCACCAATCGTCCCATCTGCTACAAAGTCTTGCCGACTGTCTGATCCAGAAACAGTAGCCCAAGATATATCAGTACCATCAGACTGCAACAATTGATTGGCACTTCCTTTAGCTAACCTAGCCGTTGCACCAGAAGAATTGCCGTACAGAATACTGCCGCGAGTAATAGCGTCCAATTGGTTTATTTCGGTTGCGGTAGATGTGACGCCATCAAGAATGTTGAGTTCCGCCCCCGTAGATGTAACAGCAGTTGAGCCTAACGTCAGCTTTCCGTCTGGAACAACAATACCCGCAGCGCCACCAAGAATTAAATCATCGGCACTTGCATCCCACTGCATGTATGCACTGGCAGTATCTCCAAAGAACTTAACGTCATAACCAGTGTCATCAACTCCAACATTTACTGTTGCATCAATTTGAACAGCGCCATCAATATCCACGGCATCAAGGTTTGTTGTGCCATCAATGTCTACATCGCCGCTAATATCTAATGACGTACCTGTTAGAACCCCAGTAACGCCAAGAGTTCCACCAACAGTTGCATTACCACCAACGGTAACACCACTAGACACATTTAGATTAGTGACGCCTAACGTACCAATCTCTGCCATTGCTGCGCCAGAACCTGCGCCGTCTGAGTACACGATTTTGGTTTGGCCTGTTGGAATTGTTACGTTGGCCCCAGAGCCTTGCGAGATAATAATGCTTTGAGAGCCGCTTGTGCCATTCTCAATGTACCATGTCTTGCTAATAGAGTTGGGCGCGATTGTAATGGTGCAGGTACTATCTAGCGTTCCTGTATACTTTAAATACAGAGAGCGACCCGGATCAGTGGCTCCATCTGCAATTGTTGTGGTATGCGTATCGGCGTTGGTGGTAATGGCTTCAGTACCAAAACTAAGAGCCTCTGCAATTAGTTCAAGGTTTGTATTGGTTGTAGCGCCCCACGTACCAGATTGTTCGCCATCACCAATCTCTTCTAGCCGAAGATCATTTCCATATGTACTAGCCATGTGAGTTTCCTAAGCAAATAAGTTGTCTAGTTTATACCGCGCCTATCGTTAAGACGCAATGTTTTTCAGATTACGCAACTACAGGCACCCAGTTTGGGTTGTTTGTAGGACTAATTTTCTCCCATACAAACGTATCACCTATTGTTCCTGTAGCAGATACACCCGTAACGGCAAAGGCTTGGTTTACACTGACAGCACCTACAGCGCCTGTGCCTGCTACTCCTGTGGCATAGTACCCAAAATCAATAGTTGAAGCGCCTGAAGACCCTGTTCCCGCTACCCCAGTAACAGTATGGTTAGCTTTACCT